ATAATCATAAAGGTCTTAATAAAGGCCACTATGTTATCCATAGGTTTTAATCCCCGAAGATTGGTTTAGTAGTTGCAGGGATAGAAGGGGTGAATGGAGGTGTGTCTTCGACTGCCTCTTCAACTTCTTCTGCTGTTACTTTTTCAACTTCTTTCTTGGGTGACTTTTTAGCTCCAGCTTTCTTTGGTTTGTCATCTTCATCATCGATGGCAATCTCAGCTATGAAGCCGTTCTCTTTGCGACCGGCAGTCATGTCAACTGTTACGGTCTTACCTTCCAGTGAAATACCCTGAGAGGTAACATAATCTACCAAGGCAATTTCAATTTCAGGTTGGGTCAGTACGATTTTCATTTGATTTCCTTAATTATGGATCACATAAGTTTGGGCTGCATAGTGGGCTATCATGAGTGCATCACTGCACCCGTCCAGCAATCCACCTCTGGGCCCTCTGATGGTTACAGCTGGGTAAAGTCTGTCACATATACTTGCGACTTCTTTTTTAATATCGTTACCCTTAGCTTTAACTCCAACGTGTTTCTGCCACACCTTAGGCTGTACTCGCATAACCATGATGCCTGTAGCCTGAGCCAAGGTATTAACTACACCTACGTTGTATCCAAACATAAAGTTTGATTTAGCAGATGCACCATGGATCGAGTGAACATCCTCAATCATGATGGCTTTCACATCGCATGTTTCCTTCAGATGCAGGATTCTTTCGAGCAACTCGAAAGGCTTATCAGTGGTCGGGTAGAACATGACTTCGTTTTGGTTCGGTGCAAGAACGCATATAGACCCCTTAGCTCCGGGGTCTATGCCTATAAAAACCACAGGTTTCCCTGTGTTAGTTATAGAATCAGCCATTAGCTGAACAACGAGGTTGACTTAGGTGCTGCTGCAGCTTTAGGTGCACCGGCTGTAGAACCGCCTGTAGCGCCCTTAGCCTTGTTTTTAGTTACACCAGTCCACTTCTTCGCCCATGCATCCATAAAGTCTGCAGAGGTCGTCTCAGCACGGATTTCGGCTACTGTGAGCCCATCCTTTGAGCGGAACAACTTATCAATCTCGTTTTCTTCACGAGTTTCACCTGATGGTACATAAGCGCCCGCATCATTCTTGACGTTTTTATCCACAGTTTGCTTGATCATACCTACACGGATCTCTTGACCGGTAAGATCAGTCAATACAGGAACAGTGGTAGGAACCTCAGCCTTGGCATCGTAGCTCCATAGCTTCAGTACCTTGTCTTCGGTATCCAACTGAGAAATTTCTTTACCTACTGTGAGTAGGGACAAGGCATTTGCAATGTTGAAGCCCGGTAGGTAGTTGCGCTTACCGTCTCTCTCGTAGTAGTTTTTGTTGCCCTTAGCATCGCCAGAGGTAACCCAAAGTTGTTGACGCACATCGCGTCCACCCATGTTGAGCTCTAGGTTCAAGCTCATGGCTCCACCAGTTGATTTACCGATGTAAGCAACTTTGATGGTTGCATCGTATACACCAGATTCAACTGCGCCGCCGCCACCTAATACATCAGATTCGTTGGCAATGTTGTTGTCTGTTTTTAAGCTGTCTAGTAGTGACATAATTTTCTCTCTTGGTAAAAGCTGGCTACTGAGTAGCCAGATGATTAATGACTTAGCTGTAGTATTCAGCCAATCGGGTATTTAAGAACTCAACATTGTTGTCAATGTAAGTCTCGTTTACTGCCCACATTCCCATAGGAGAACGAATGCGTTCTGATATGGTTCCTTTGGTCAGTCGTGTTTGAAAGCAGTATTTAAAACCAAGCATTTCCTCTTCTTCTGTGATGTTCAAGAAGGGCGAGGAGTAATTAGCAAGATCTTTAATCTTCACTCGCTTAGTTGAAACTACTGTAGAGAAGTAGGCCTCGATTCCATTATTCTTCAATGAGCCTTTCACAGGTACCTTGGTTTCAATGACATTTTCATTTTCATTGAGGGTACCTACTGTGTGGGCAGTGAAGTAGACATTCTTAGTGGATGTGGCTACATGGGCTTGCATCAAAGTCTTAAAGTATTGTGCAAAGTCGCCCCATGCCTTCATTGTATTTGCAGAAGGTAGAACATAAATAGATTCAAACTGATCCATGAGGAACGTGAGTGAATCAATAATGATCGTATGACAGTCTTTGTCTTCTTCCGCTCGTTGAAATACTTCATGAATCTGCAATGGATCCACGATATTAAACTCACGAAATCCACTCTTAAAGGGTAAGCGTTTGTTGGATTCGGTATTGCAATACCAGATGCCTGCAGGGTTCTGAAGATCTTTCAGTGATGCCGATTTACCGGTGGCACTTTCACCGCTGATCAATACCAGATTGTCGTTCATTATAGTTCCTTGTTTTTGATGCACAAAGGGGCGGGGAGCCGCCCTATGCGTTATCTCTTGTAGCAATTGCCCGTGTTGCGGATACAAGAATAGTGGTGAGTACTTCTGTCTCTTCCATCTTATCCTGCAGTTTGTTGTTAAGGGCTAGTACGTTATTTCTAACAGTGTCCAGACTTTGGCCTGAATCCACTAATAGCAATGCGTACTTGATCAGCTGGTTTGAGCGATTGCCAATGCCAGTATTGTTCACGAACCAACGCTCTATGTTAGATAGAGATTGTTGATCATTAACAATTTTCTTACGCTCTTCATTCTTGGTAGTCTTAGGAATGAATAGCAAAGCATCCAGCATCTCTCCGTCTACATACTCATAGATTCCGTTGTGTGACATCCACTTACGGGCTCTCTGATTGGTCTGTGTATCCACTGAGAATGGGAGCCATTCGTAGATATTAGACATGAACTCTTTATAATCTTTCGAGTCCATACGGAGGGTGTAGCTTATTGGGAAGATAATCCGGTACCGATTGTTAGTAGCAGAATGACGCTTCGTTGTGTAGAACATACATTTGTAGTCCTTCAACAGCATCTTAGCTGTGTTCATTTCAGTACCACCATCTACATCGACCACTACCAGATTAAATCCCGGCAATGCATTCTCTTCCTTGCGGTAACCATCGAGGAGGTGATGCGCTACCCAATGGTATCCATCCAGCTGAGTCAGCTTATGCAGCTGATCAAACGGGACTTCTTCATTGCTGTAGTTAGCAGCCATCTCTGTACCGTAGGAGATCAAGACTTTATTCAAATCTGTCTTCTGTAGTGATTCACCTTTCAAGAACTCGATACCATCATTGAACATACGCTTGATGATAATGTTGTTCTTATACCCATAGGCAATAGCCAGTGTCATGAGCTCACGCTTAGCTGCTTCTGCACCCTTGTAGAAGGGTAGGTCTTCGACCAAATCAACGTGTGTGACCTCACGGCCGATCTCAGCTATATATTTTGCTAGCTTCACATAGTTACGGTCACGAGTGAGTAGCCTTGTGAATGCTTCCCCTGATTCCTCAGCTAACTTGATAGCACTGTATAAGTGATCTTCAGTTATGCAAGATGAACCATCAATGAAAGCGTAGGCCCCTGCAAGCTTGAGTGCCTTAAAGTATCTATGAGACATTTCTGCCTTACGGATCTCTTCGTGCTCTGCATAGCTTTCAGATAACTCTTCGCAATAAAGCCGATACTCAATCAAAAGAAGGCTTACTGCTTTATCCATAGTTAACTTTTTATCAAAGTTAATACGGTCTGCCAGTTGACCCAAGTGGGTAGACAGTCCCTCTAGGTAAACGTCACCTGAGGTATCCGTCAACAAGTCAAAGACCTGTTCTGGAGTAAGCTTGGTCTGCTTAGGATTTGCTCTGCTGTAACCAAAGAAGCAACGTCTGGCATACCCTGTTTCGAGCATAGAATAAAATTCTTCCTCTACTCGTCCGCCACTCAGCAACTTGGATGGAGTACCAAATAGCATCATGTTAGTAGGAGTCTTGCCATCGATCTCTTCGCTTCGGACATTCTCCGAAGTGTTCTTGGTCAGTTTTTGTTTAACTTTACCTACGTCATACAATTCTAGGAATGTATTCAACACATCAACTTGACCCAATAGGTTTGAGCCTATCTCGTCAATTTCCATGTTCATGGATCCTGCATTTGCCATTAATAGCTTATGACGCATCTGCTTAACCGCAGCTGTGGTACCTGAGTCGAATGAGAAGGCGAGTACGCCTAGATTATCGAACTCTTTTTTAACGCGCTCATACTCATCGTTAGGATCCACAACAATATTAGTTGTGATCGTCTTACGATTGGCACGCTGTACTGCCAGTTTATTTAGGTTGGTTTCACCAATAGCAGGAAAGGTTTCCTCAAGGAATAATTCCTTGAACTGATTGATAATCTTTTCTTCCACAATGTTAGTGGAGTGTCCTTTACCCTGACCTGATGTTGCCAAGTTCATAGCATACATATTGATCGGGATAATTCCCCGATCGTGTGTATCAATCTTGGCTCGCATCATTGAGGCGACTTTAGAAAAGTAATAACCAATCAGAACACGAAAGAATAACGGGTTAGCGCTCTGTGTTTTATTGCACAGAATTTTAACCACCTCTTCCGATTTACCATGGTATTCCAGTTCATCAAGATTTCGCATGTTATGCCTCAGAGGTAGGAATTATAGATGAAGGCAAGTCTTCTCGATTAACCTTGCCTCGCCAGATACGAGAATAGGAGGTCTTACCTTTGTTCAATGAAAGCTCTCCATTTAACTGATGGGTAAGTTCGTCCTGTGTTTGCTTTTTACCACCAGTATTTTTCATAACGTGTACTTTGTATGCTTCCAAGACATGATCAAAATGTTCCTGTGTGAACTGCGTTGTATCGTACTTTTTGCGGCAGCTGGTAGCGGTAGGTACTTCTACAGGTTTGGTTTTTGGAGCTAAATCCTCAAACCATTCGTAGATTTCTTGCCCCATTTTTACTAATCCAAGTGTTATACCAATGGTTTTCAGGCCTGCTGTGATTGCTGGAAAAGCCATGTTGTTCTCCTAAAGTTTTAAAGTACCATCTGCTATGTAAGCAGATGCCTGATTGCAAATGGAAGCTGCAGGACAGTATCTACACGCCTTCACTTCCCCTTTTACTTCGACTACGATTCCACTGTTACCATCATTGCTTAACTGAATGTTGGCCTGAACAATGTCATCGAAATTCTTGGTGCTTCTAGCAGTTATTTTACCGCTCTTGTAATACTTCCATACCGGCGCTGATCGCCATAATTCCTCGTCAGTACACGGTGGCATGTCATCCTGATTCTTATTCATGTTGGAGGTTACTTCTGCTAGCTTGTTTCTAACAAAAGCTTCAGTTGCCTCTACACTTTTCAGGGGTAGAACGTATTCCATTACACGGTTCTTGGGATAATTTTTATCTGTGTTGGCTCGCATAGCCTGCCAATCAGTAAAAATGAATTGAATAGCCATGTGATCGTTTGTAATGATCTCAGGGTTTAACCAGCGGTAGATACTTCCCTGCATGATGTATTTCTCATCATTGGTTTTCTTGAGGTAAGTAAAGGTACCAGTCGATTTAAAATCCTCGAGTCTTCCTTCAATAACAAAATCAAATTTCCCTGATATGTTATATCCGTCAACGATCTTGTTTACCCGCTGCTCCATGTAAACTGGTATGGTGTCTTCTGTCAGATCCTTTGGATCTGGATTGATTAACACCCTCTCGATCACGTTATTGGGATAACCAAGATCTTGTAGGCTGGTTTTATAGTTGTTTAACCAAGCTCTTTCGATGCTGTCATGGATAGCTGTACCCATTTTACTAGCAACCAGTGAGGCTACGTCCGTCAATGAGTCATTAAGGGCCATTTTAGAGCCCAAACAGAGCTGTTTGGTTGGTTTTAGTAGTGAGGTAGCACTTATGTGCTGCGGGTCTTCTGAGTGATCGTAGGTGTCTTCTGCGAGCCATACGGCCATACTCAGAGACACGTTTGTTTGGTTGAGGAATTTCTTAGCCATTAGTACCTCTCATTTTAAGTTAGGGGTCGGTGATCCGAAGATCACCTTCATGTCACAGGAGTGGTGCATAACTTATAGTGCTAGTCACCAGATGGTGTTAAGTCCTGAACCAACTCAGGGTTTTATAAGCACTTTTCGTTATGCATCGGAGGTATCACAAAGGATGTCCTGCCATGATTGCCGGTGTTATTAGCCCCACCGCCGGCTGGGGTAGTTCGGGAGTTT